CGCAAACACTATGGGGTGGCGTTGAGTTTGGTTCAAATAAATTCAAACAGTTCCCTAGTTATTCGGGACGGCAAGGTCGTGGATCTCGAGGATGGTTCATTTATCCAACCCTTCGCAGAATTCAGCCTGAATTGATTAACAAGTGGGAACAGACTTTTAATCGCATTATTAAGGAATGGGTCTGATGGCAACCGGTAATCGCACATTAAAGTTATCAATCCTTGCCGATGTTGATGACTTAAAAAAGAAGCTAGGCGAAGCGGACAAAGCGGTCGAAAGTAATTCAAGCAAAATTTCAGAATTTGGCAAGAAGGCTGCTGCTGCATTTGCAGTCGCTGCTGCTGCTGCCGTTGCCTATGGCACTAAATTAGCCATTGATGGGGTCAAGGCTGCAATAGAGGATGAGCAAGCACAGTTAAGGTTGGCTAATGCTTTAAGAGAAGCCACAGGGGCTACTGATGCCCAAATAGCGGCAACTGAGGCAATGATTCTCAAGACATCTCTAGCAACAGGTGTGGCGGATGACCAACTGCGTCCAGCCTTGCAACGATTAGCGGTTTCCACAAAAGATACTGAGGAAGCACAAAAATTATTAAACCTTGCTTTAGATATTGCTAAAGGTCGAGGATTAGAACTTGAAACTGTTGCAAACGCATTAGGTCGAGCACAGGATGGCAATACTACCGCTCTTGGCAGATTAGGTTTGGGTTTATCAAAAGCAGAGTTATCAACCCTATCTTTTACCGAAGTTCAAGATAAATTATCTCAACTTTATGGTGGCGCAGCAGCTGCTAACGCTGAAACATTTCAAGGCAAAATTGATCGCTTAAAAGTAGCATTTGATGAAGCTAAGGAATCTTTAGGTATTCTTTTATTACCACAAGTTGAAAAATTTACAAATTATTTATTAACTACTGGCATTCCAACACTTGAAGGATTTATCGCTGGCTTAAGTGGTGATAAAGGATTGACTGAATCATTAACTGAAAGTCAAAAAGGTGCTGAAAATTGGGGCAAAGCAATTGGCGCACTTGCTGACATATTAAAAGGCTTGCTTAATTTTATTCGTGAAGTTATTGGCGGATTGACAGAATTAACCAATCAAGCAATTAGAGCTGTTAATATTCTTAATCCAGGAGGAGATATTGGGTATATTCCAAATGTTTCTCCAAATGCAAGTAAACTTGGAATGTTAGGTGCACCAGCCTTGCCAGCACCAACTGCTAATGTTCGTGAAAATCGAGCAACTGTAAATAACATTACAGTTCAAGCCGTAGATTCTGAGGGTGCTGCAAGAGCAGTTGCTAAGGTATTAAATGAGAGTGCATCGAGATCAGTTCCACAGCTTTACAACAGCGGGATTACTAGGGCTCGATAATGACAGTTTGGACACCTGACTGGAAATTAACTGTTGCTGGTGTTGATTACACCGACATTGCTATTAGCGATATTGCCCATCAAGCCGGTCGAGATGATATTTATACTCAACCTAATCCATCTTATTTGCAGGTTGCTCTAGTTGCCTTATCCGGTCAAACCTTACCTTTTCAAATTAATGATTCTTTGAGTTTGCAAGTTAAAGATAGTTCAGGAACTTATGTAAATTTATTTGGTGGAGATGTTACTGATGTAACTGTTGAGGTTGGTGCAACTGGATCATTAGCAACAGTTGTAAATTACACAATTCTTGCAATGGGTTCATTGGTTAAACTTGCCAAAGAAATCTACAACGACAATCTTTCACAAGATGAGGATGGCGACCAAATTTATGAGTTGCTATCTAGCGTATTGTTGGCATCGTGGAATGATGTTCCAGCTGCTACAACATGGGCAACCTATAACGCAACCGAAACATGGGCAACGGCAGGTAATCAAGGTTTAGGCGAAATCGATCAACCAGGTCTTTATACAATGTCGTCGAGATCTGCTGATCCTGATACTGTCTATAACATTGCAAGTTTTATTGCCGATAGCGCATTTGGTTATCTTTATGAAGCACCTAATGGAGATATTGGTTATGCCGATGCAGACCACAGGCAGACTTATTTAATAGCTAATGGTTATGTTGATTTAGATGCAAAGCATGCTTTAGGTCAAGGATTATCGACCATCACAAGATCAGCTGATATTCGCAACGACATTTATATCAATTATGGAAATAATTTTAATTCACAGGCAACTGCCACAAGTGCAGAATCTATTGGCTTATATGGCTACAAAGCCGAAAACATCAACTCTGCCATTCACTCAGGGGTAGATGCTCAAGAGGTCGCAGATCGATATATTGCTCAGCGTGCCTTTCCGTTGGCAGCCTTTCAATCAATTACCTTTCCAATAACCAATCCTCAGATTGATAACAGCGATCGGGACAACCTTTTAGGTGTCTTTATGGGTCAGCCGTTAAACATTCAAAATTTGCCCACACAGATCTCCAATGGAGTATTTGAGGGTTATGTTGAGGGGTGGAAATGGAGCACTCGCTTTAATGAATTATTCCTGACAATCAACCTATCACCGGTGGCGTTCAGCCAAGTGGCGATGCGCTGGAATACTGTGCCAATCACCGAGGCATGGAACACAATAGATCCAACTTTAACATGGGAATACGCTACAATCGTAGCCTGATAATAGGAGAAAAATGGCAACTACTACAAATTACAACTGGAGCACTCCAGATGACACCGCATTAGTCAAGGATGGTGCAGCAGCAATCCGATCACTTGGAACTGCTATCGATACAACAGTTTTTACAAACGCTGGAGCAGCAATAGCAAAATCCACAGTTGATGCAAAAGGTGATTTAATTGCAGGAACAGCTGATAACACAGTTGCAAGATTAGCGGTTGGCACAAACGGCCACACACTTGTAGCGGATAGTGGGGAAACAACTGGCCTTAAGTATGTGGCTGGAGTTTCAATAGCCTTTAACGCTCAAACTGCTGCCTATACCTTAGTAGCAGGAGATGCCTTTAAGCTGGTAACTGTAAGCGATACTGTTTCAAGAACTGTAACAATCCCACCATCAGTTTTTACTGCTGGTCAAATAATTAATGTGCAAAGAATCGGCACTGGTGCAGTTCCATTTGCCGCTGGTTCAGGAGTAACAATTACTTCAACGGGTGCAACCTCTGCTGCTCCAACACTTAGAGCGCAATTTTCAGCAGCTTCTATTGTCTGCACCGCATCAAATGTATTTACAATCATCGGAGATGTTAGTTAATGACTATTCTTGGAATTATTGCTTCAGCGCAATTACCTCCAATACCAAACACTAAGCCAGAATACTTAGTAATTGCAGGTGGTGGAGGTGGTGGTCGTCAAGATGGTGGTGGTGGCGGTGCAGGTGGGTATCAAACTGGATCATTAACAGTTGTTACATCATTTACTGTAACTGTTGGCGCCGGCGGTGCAGGTAGCACCACAAACTTTGTAACTGGCTCAACTGGCGTAAATTCAGTTTTTAGTTCCATTACATCTAATGGCGGTGGCGGTGGTGGATCATCTAATTTAGTAAATGGTGATAGTGGTGGTTCAGGCGGTGGTGGTTCGGCAGGTGGTGCTACTGGCGGTGCAGGAACAGGCGGTCAAGGTAATAATGGTGGAACTGGTATTGGTGGCGGTGGGTTAAGTTATGCAGGTGGCGGTGGTGGTGGTGCAAGTGCAGTAGGTTCTAATGCAGTATCTAACATAGCCGGCAATGGCGGTGCTGGATCTGCAAGTTCAATAACCGGTTCATCTGTAACAAGAGCAGGTGGCGGTGGTGGTGGTGGCCCATTAACAGCAGGAACAGGTGGCGCAGGTGGCGGTGGTAATGGAGATAATGGTGCTTTAACTCCTAATGGTTCAGCAGGTACAGTTAATACTGGTGGTGGCGGTGGTGCTGGTGGTCAAAATGCAGCTAATAATCCAGGATATTCAGGTGGTTCAGGTATTGTAATTTTGAAGTATTCAAATAGTTTTCCAGATTACGCATCTATTGGTGGCGGATTAACATACACATTAACTAACTCTGGTGGTTTTAAGGTTTATGAATTTACAGCAGGAACAGGAACGGTAACAATTTAATGGCTCACTATGCGTTTTTAGATAAAAATAACATTGTTACTGAAGTAATAACAGGTCGCAATGAATGGGAAGTAGTAGATGGCATAACCGATTGGGAACAATTTTATGGGGAAATTCGCAATCAATTATGCAAACGCACTTCTTACAATTCTAAAATCAGAGGCACGTATGCTGGCATAGGATTTACCTATAATCCTGATGAGGATATATTTGTAACTCCACAACCTTATGCATCTTGGATTAGGTCAGGTTCTTTTTGGAATCCACCAACTCCAATGCCTACTGAAGGTAAATGGTCTTGGGATGAGGAAAATTCAGAATGGGTTGAAATTGAAACCTTGGCTGAGTAAAGCAGCTGTTCAATT